GCAACCAGGGTTAAGAATAGCACCATACAAACTGTTAAGCAAAATCTTCTTAACCAGCTGACGTTTATCCCAGTATTCAATTTCAGGTTTGTTACCTGCATCCTTAGCTTTCTTTAGCTTTGCTTGTAACTCTTTACGTTCAGCATACCAACGCTTTAGCAAGCCTGGAATAACACCTTCAAACTCTTGTGTAAAGATAGTACCGTTTGAACTTAGCATCCACGGATTATTGCTGTCAAAAATCAGTTTGTAAATCTCTGCACCGCTCATTACTTCAGACTGACCATTTTCAAACTCAACAGTAAGTGCAACATCTTTACGTTTGGCCATAACAGCATCGTATTCTTCTGTTGCAAAGCGACCTTCCCAACTACCAGCAAAGCTCTGTTTGTTAAGACCCATGTCTTCTGCTACACGAGCTTCTGATATGTCTGGACGAATTTGTCCTACAACAGTTTCTGGAGCCATATTTAACGCACGAATCACTGAAGGATACAGTGAGTTCAAGTCCATTGAACCAATCCACTTGTGCAAGCCCTTTTTAGGAAACGCAACATATGCGCCTGCTGCCTGTGTATTTTCTTCATCGTCTCTGTTTTTACGATTAGGAACTTGCAAGCCTCTGTGATGAGCTTCGTTAATAATACCTTGCTCAGTAACAGCAACCGCACCCATAGTAGTTTGGATAAGCACAGTGTTTTCATGAGCAATAGTATTACTCAAGTCAATAAAGCGTAGTTTCTTATCCAACTTGTCAAGCAGTGCAGTATCTTGAATGTTGTATTCAATAAACTTTTTAAAGTCATTGTTATAAAGTTGATCCAACGTACCTTCGTATGCTGTCTTGTTTTCACCTACTTCGATCTCACCAATAGCATCTAGTCGATAGCTGTGACGTTCTTCATAGGTGTACTTACGATACAAGTTCAAACTGTCTAAGTGTACACGACCTACCAAGTCATATGTTTCACTTTCTTTACCAAACTTTTCGTACATTCTTTTCTTAGGCAATTGACCCCACAAGCAAAATCGTCTTGTGTCATCTTTACTCAATACACGAGCTACACGATTGACAGTATACGGAATATCATAGCCTTCGCTGTTCCATCCACTTAAAATGTCAGCATCTTCAATCAGTGTTAAGAACGTGTCCAGCATGTCCTTTTCTTTTTCAAACAGCATTACATTAGGAATATCTTTAAGCAACTCAGTTGCTTGCTCCATAGTAAGTGTCTTAGGCGGCACTGCCAAACAAATCATTGTTTCCAGCCACTGCAAATAAACGGAGACAGACGTAATGCCCATAAACGGATCGCTAGGATCAGCAAATCCACGCTCTGGGTCAAAGTCTGTCTCAATGTCAAAAAATGCAATGTTTAGTTTAGGTGCATCTTGATTAAGATAGTTTTCACTTAGACACTGAAAGATTGGATTAATGTCGCTTTCAAACAGCGTTTTGTCTCGATTGATTGCAATTTCTTTGCGGTAGTCTTTAGTATTCTTAGATACAATACGACTTAACGGATCACCGTACACGCTCTTGTACTTGCCTTTTTGATCCTTATAGTAAAATGTATATTTTACAGGTTGTTCTCGGAATATTCTAGCTCCGTCTTTTCGTTCAACTATCTTGATCATATCGTGATCACGGTCGAAAAATGCGTCTACATAACTCAATTAAATGCCTCCTGTTGCTTGTGGCCAACTAACCGTAAACCTGTTCTTAAAGTGAACGACTCTTATAATATTAAGCCTATAACATATATAGCGGTTAAGCCTATATTAAACCATAGAAGTGAATTTTCTTTCCACAAGTAGCCAACTACAATCCATAGTGCATTACCTACAATAAAGAAGTAATGATGTAGATATAGTTCGGGTACAAAACTGGCAAGGCAAGCTGCAATCAATACGATTACAGTGCTTACCCAAGCCAGCCATTGGTACGGCTTTACCACCATGTTGCTGCTACGCCGTATCCGAATACATTAACTATTGCAAAATATCCTGTTAGCAGCATTACCCACGCTGCACCTCTGCGCACTGCTGCATAACACTGTGTGACACTACCGATAAAGAATCCAGGGTACACAATTAACATGTTAGGATCTTTAGCATTAACTGCAAGAGTTAAACTTGCGCCTACAGTAAAGATAAAACTTACAAGTTCAAAATAGAACGCAGTTTGGTCTGTTGTATAACTGTTAACCCAGAATTCTTTAATTTTTTGCATTACTTGTCTACGCCAACTGTAGCAACGAGTGTTTCGAGATCTTCGAAAGTATCTGCATGCTTTTCCCAGTCACGTTTCTGTGCAATCTTAATTGCTTTAGTGATCAGTGCTGGTTTAATATCAAGTTCTTCTGCTACTGCTTTAATTGTGTCTTTAAGACCACCTTGTAGGTCTTCAATTTCTTGCAATACGGTTACGCCTTCTTGAACAAGTCGCTCAAGTTTTGCTTTTTCTTCTGCACCGTAGGTACGATCGCTCATAAAAATACTCCTGAATAAATGTTGTTGTTACTTGTTAAGTATACAGCATTATTCAGGAGTTGTCAAGAGTTTATTTTACTAGTTTTAATTTTACACGTTCTGCAAGTTTTGCTGTGTAGTTTGATTCAACAACATCTTTTGCTCTAGTTAGAACGTTTACTGTTGATTTTGATTCTGCAAACTTCATATCATAATCCATAGCATGATATACGCTTGAAATATCATCTGCTGCTGTAGTAATCTTAGCCTGCTGCCAACCTTGTATGCCTTCTGCTTCGGAAACGCCTTTTAGCATGTCGTGTAATTTGATAGCATACTTTGCCAGCTTGTATAGGTCAGCACGAGCCATTTGGACTTCGTGGTCACGTTCTGCCATTGCAGCTAAATCGCCTAAACCTTCTTTAACTTGTATTGTCATTTGTTTCTCCGGAATACCTTATTACGAGTATTTATCTCTTTACGGTCGCTCCGCCCATTAAATTGTTACCCAACTCTAGGGCGTTCTTAGCAGTGCCGTCTGCATTTTTCTTTTGCGGAGCCATCGGTACACCGTTTTTATCACGTTTGATCTTAGCATTGGCACTTATTGGATTAGCAACTGTTGCCATGTTACCTGAGCTAGTTGACCCTGCTGTTGCAGTTTCTGATACGGTTGGTCTAATAATAGCCATAGCATCTTTTTTAAGATAATCTCTTTCAGGCAGCTTTGCAAACCAAAGCATAAAGTCGTTATCGCTTCTAATGTATGCTACTAGTTTTTTAGCATTATTACCGTACTTCTTTATAGCGTTGTCAAGTTGCTCTCTATACTTTTCATCTGGAAGCCAGGACTCGGGTGGGGTCTTCTTAATAAAAGACTGTTTGTAAGCGTCAATGGTAGACCGTAAGTCTCCAGCTTCAGTTTTAACTGTTTGATCCTGTTCTGGTGATCCGCCTCGTACTGTTATACTGTTACCTTGAGGACCTGTACTAGCTTTTGCAATGCCCATATCGTATGATGCTTGTCCTTGACCTTGTTTGATCTTGCCAGTCTTGTCATATACACCGCTAACATTTAAACCGCCTTGTTGTAGTATAACCGTAATATCACCAGTTTTCATATCAACAGTTTGTGACATTCCTCCGAAGTTAGGTGCTTGCCATTTAGAAGGGTTGCCTTGCGTATCCCAAATAAACTTTCCTTGCGAACCTGACAGATATTTTCCTCCATCTTTGGTAGGACCCGCTTGTGAACCAGCTCCTAGTTCCCCGTCTTGTTGTGGCATTTCAGGAAATGCTGGTACCTTTATAGGTTTTATTGTAGGCGGCAATCCTTTAGGTGCCTCTGTTAAAATTTCAAATATTTTCATAATCTTATTCCTTAACCGTGTTCGAATCTAGCTTTACTTGGCGGCACATAGCTTTTACGTTCTGCATATTGTTGCCAATAAGCATTACGTTCGTCTGTGCTTGCTCTACGTGCTTCATGATCTTTATATTTTTTTATATAATGAGTCATTTCTTCTTTGCTCTCCCAGCCTTCATATTCGCTAACCAATGTGCCATCCTTTGCTTTTCACCACTTGAACGTTTAGCAGTCTTTCTTAAACTGCTAACACTTGCTTTAGTATTTATTCCACTACGCTTGGCCAAACCTTTACGACCTGGCTTCTTACCATCCGCAAAGTTTTCTTTAATAGGTTGTCCATTTAAATCAACAACAGGAATATTTGCTGCTTTTGCTGCTGCGCCTTTACGACCTGGCTTCCTACCATCCGCAAAGTTTTCTTTAATAGGTTGTCCATTTAAATCAACAACAGGAATATTTGCTGCTTTTGCTGCTGCTAAAACTGCTTCACTGTCGACCCAATTAGCATTTCTCAATATTACATACTTTATATAACTTATAGGAATAGGTTTATATACTCTTTCTTCTGCTTCACTGCTTCCTGAACTGCGCTTGTCAAAATCGTCATCGCCTGCAAAACTATCATAAGGAGTAATTTTATGCGAGTTTGCTAATTTTGTTTGATCTATTACCAATGTGATAGGCAATGATCCAAACATATCAAACTTCTTATCTCTTGAAAGACTAATGTATGGACGAGGATCTTTTTCAGTTGTATGCTCGTGATCAAAGTTTGGTTTTATAGCACCACTTTTTAAAATACCTACAAACGATTCGTCGTCGTGTGTGCTGTGATATAAATCAGCACTCTTTGCCTCGCTAATGTTTTCTTCTACAGGCTCTTGCATATGCTGTTTAATATCTTTAGCTGTGCGCTCAAACTTATGATCCTTGTATTTGAATCCTATGCCGCCTGCTGACTCCCATTCATTTACGTTCTTGCCATAATCGTCGATTAATATATTTGGTGTACCATCAGATTGTGTTGCATACTGGGGTTTGTTGTGTGTAATATGAATATTTTTAGGTGGAAAAAACGCTAAATTCTTTTTGATCCATTCACGCTTGTGTGGTTCTGATTTAGGATCATCTGCTAAAGGTGTGCTACATATATTGTATTCACCTTTCACTTGTTTAATTAATGCAAGTAATTGTTTTGCTTGCGGAAGTATTGGCAGATCTAACCAAAACTTTTCTGTATCTCTAATTTTTTGTAATGCATCTGGAAAGTCGTTAATCTTTGTCCAATGGTCTTTGTCCATTAGTTTAGCCCACTCGCCAAAAAAGTCAGCAAGTACGCCGTCCATATCAATATAAATTTCAGTTGCCTCTGCTATTTCGCCTAAGTTTTCTTTCATTTGCCTATAGTATAACACACTTTCGTATATGTTGTCAAGTGATTCTGTTGTCAAAATATCTTTGGCTGTTTTCTCAGCATCAGCACCTTTCGGATGTTTTGGATTTATGCCTACAACTTCACCGTTCATAAGTTCGCTTATATTTGCTGCTCTACCTATACTGTCTAATACTTGATGCAATTTATCCTGTGCATCATATCCGTTGCCTTCGTAGCCTTTTTTGCCACGCACTTCTATTCGCTTTTTTGTATTAGTATCTAAGATGTGTAAAACATCAATATCTTTGTCGCGTTCTAATTTTAGTTTGTATCCTTCACTAAGACCTAAGTTAAATAATACGTTAGTTGACTTGCCTTTAACTTGCTTACTTAGTGTAGGAGGAACACCGTCTTTGGTAACAGTATTGCCAAACTTTGCTGCTTCGATCTTAGTTTGGTTTACACCTACATCAGCAGTAGTGTTTACACCTTTAACGATACGACCATCTTCTTTAACACAATTGTTTACACGCTTACCTTTGTTCTTGCCAGTACCTTTTTTAGTACCTTGTTTCTTATAACCGTCCCAGCATCTGATTTCGTTAAATTTCATTACGCTCTCCTAGTAGCAACCGTTAATCCGGGTTTACTTAATGAATATTTTTCGTTTTTGTCATTTACTACACTGTGAAAGTCGAGTTCGTATGTTGCATTTTCGTATTCGTCATAACTCTGATTGCCTACATAATATCTACCATTAGCAACTAATTCAACAACTTGTGTTTGATTGGCAGTCATACCCATTGCTAACAGACCATTTTTTGTTCTAAGTGATGTAGGCTTAAATCCCATTTGTGTAAGACCCTGCGGATCGTCGTAGTAAGAACTATTAGCAACGACTAATGCCGGGCCCTTGACGATTTTTGCATATATTTTATCTATACCTGGTTCTAGTATTTCTCTACTAAACTGTGCATTAAAATCAATAGTAGCATTTCCGTTGACTTTTTCGGCTGACTTTTGTCTACCATCAACTGTGTCCTTGATTATATTAGCAGCTTGTTCAGGCACCTTGCCAGTGCCACGGAATGCTTCTTTGCCTGCTCGATCGTATGCAACAGCCATATACTGATCTTTTAGTTTAGGTTCTACGCTAATGTATATAGTGTACCCTTTGTAATCGTCAAACTTTTTAAACAGCTTGCTGGTTCTAACATCATCGTTTAAAAAAAATTCACGTAATCTCATTTCTTACGCCCTCTAAATTGTTCACCTGTTAAGTATGGTTTAGAGAACCAAAGTTGAAACCATTCTTTATCACCCGGGTGTATATTTTCTTTGCGTTGTATCTCAGCTTTTTCAGTTCCAGTAATACTTATGTTACTACCGCCGTATGGAGTGTACCCTTTGAACTCATTAATGCCAGCAAGTTTTTTAAGCTCATCAATACTGCTATACATTATCTTTTTATGCCTAGTTTGTTAAGAGCAGCATCTTGTCCTGCTTTCATAGCAGCTCTACCTTGCTCCATATCTTTATCCATAGCTGCCAGTTTATCCATTCTTTTTGGATCTTTGCTATTAATACTATGTTTGTTGCCAGTCAATGCTGTATAATCTATTGTTGTACCTTTGTCTTTATCCATATTCACACTAAGCGGCCCAGCACCAACTTTAGTATTATCACCGCTTATAAGTTTACCACTCATATCATAAGTTGCTTTTTGATCTATTACTGCATTGCCTGATGTTGTGCCAAAATCTACTGTAACTGTTTGTTTAGCAATATTATGTGTTTGTTGTAATCCACCTATTTTAGGTGTTACATATTGTATTAACTGTCCTTTAGGATTAAATGCATATTGACCAGCGCCGTTAGTTACTGTACGATTGCCTTTTTGTGTAGTTTTTATAATAGTACCGTTTTCATCTTTGCCGTCTTGTCCTGTAGGTGCAGGTGGCGCAGGTGGCATTTTTGTAACTTTAATTTGTTTAGGTAACGAAATTGTAGGTTCTGCTTCAGCATCCGGCGCCTCTGTCACACCTTCTGCTGGTACTTGATCTCTAATACCCATACCTTGACGTACTGCTGCATACATTTCATCTGCAACTTCTTGTTGCGGTACACCTTGTTTAAATGATTCTAAATCACCTTCAGCAGCAGCAGCTCGCATCTTGCTTGCACTCATACCTTCAGCACCATCTGCATCTGGATCACGTTCGCCTGCACTTACTACTTTAATTGATTTAAAATTATATTCTTTACCGTTGTACTCGTTTAATAGTTTTTCAAAACTTGCAACGCGATCGCTGCCTGCAACATAAATTAAATTTGCATAGCCAAGTGCTGCAACTTTTTGCAATGCTTGGATAATAGTTTTTACTTCCGGATTACCGATTGTTACATTAGGGAAGAAAAACTTTGCATAGCGTAGTTTATCTTCAAATGCTAGTGGATCTGTTTTAGGTTTCTGACTTTGGCTTAAGAAAATATAAGGATCACCGCCTTGTGATACAACTGCATCTACTAGTTTAGCATGCCCGATAGTAGGCGGGTTCATACGACCAAATGCCATTACCGCAGTTGTTTCGGGTGCTTCAAATATTTCTCTTAATCTCATTTATAGTCACCTTGTTTAATTTCGTCCATACCTTCACCAAATAGTTTGTCAAGTAGTGCATCTCTGTCTGCTTGACTAAACACATCCTCTGGTGAATGTCCTAGATCATATTCTGCACAGTAGCGATTAATACCTTTTTCAACTACTGGACCTAAATGCTTTTTACGATCAATATCTTTGCCTGCACGATGTAAATCAGCAATACGACTCATTACAGGAAAAAGTTCTTTGCGATAAAACTGTGGATCATTACGCATCCACACACTAGTATCATCGACTAGATCGTAACCTAGGTCTTTATCGTCTTTTTGATCTATCTCAGTAACTTCGTAAATTTTTACCATTTTCTGCAACTCCAGTATCTTGCTTTATCTCTTGGCCCAGGATTATCGCAATTGTGTCTTGCACGGAAACTTCTTCTACGTGCTGGGTTTGATTTCTTAATACGCATATTAGGATCACCAAAGTTAACTTTAACTATGTTACCCTTAGGATTCTTTACGTATACTTTAAACTTCTTAACATCGCCTTGCATAGG